CGTCTATTGTTCCTAAATGTTGATCATTACAACTGTAGGCTCTTTTTACTTCACCACCTGGTTCCCTTACAATACAACTTTGATACCCTGCATTACAAGTCCAATTTTGAAATTTATTAAAACCAAAAGCATTTAATCTTTCTGCTTGATCAAGATAATATTCTTTCTTTTTATCATCTATTAGTTTTAGTTGATATATTTTATTGTCTATTCTATCTGCCCAATTAGATTCGAAACTATCAAAATTATTGTAATATTTTTCTGGAAACTGCTGTGGAAAACCTTGCTGTAAAAGTTCTTTTTGTGCTTCAGTGTATCCTTCAACAATAAAACTTGCTGTAGGATCACTCTGAGGTTTCAAAGTAACATTTATTCCTCTTTCATTAAATCTTTTACATCTAGCATACAGTTCGTCAAATAATTCAGGCACCATCACTTGATTTATTGTTACAAATACATTGTGATTCGTAAGCATTAAAATTTTATCGCCAAACTCTTGTTCATTTGCAAATTCATGATGGAAACTTGCTGTAATTGATCGTCTAGTTAATTGCTTTGTTGCATCTAACCAACGTTCCCACCATTTCATACCAGGACTTAGATTAGTCGTCATATGAATACTTTGATAGTTTGCATCAGGATCTTGATTATAATGATCAATTAATTCTAAAAATTTTTTATACGCAGTTGGTTCACCGCCTGAAAAACTAAAATGAAAATCTGTAAAACCATTATCTCTTGCTTGTCTTTTTATTTCATCTATTGTTTTTTTATATTGATCCAAAGGTCTATGATCTGGTTTATTACTATGTGCATAGGGCCAGCAGTAGGAACAATTATAATTGCAGAATCTACTCAATATCCAACTGACATTGAATAAATCTTTTTCAAGCATTGTGCTTTGTCCAAATTTTACAATCTTATTAAATGGGATTGTCATTGTATTGTTCCTTTAACCAATCGAAATCATTAATTTTCGCTAATGCTTCTTTGTTATTTTTGTTCGCTTCACCATATTGTCTTCCTGCTTTTGCACCCGCAATAGCAATACTGTCATTTGAATTGTTGCACCACACATCTAATCTTGCTTCAGTTTCTTTATTATCTTGCCTGTCTATCACTTTGCTTGATAATTTTACACATTCTCTAAATGCACTTTTCCAAGTATTGAATGGTGTACTATTGAAACGAGACGTATTAGATATCTGCTCCATAGGTCTGAACCTATTGCTAATGCTGGTTGTCATATCTGTTGAAGCACAATCCATGTCTAGTGTAAGTTTTGTTGGTAATAATTTTACTCCACCATAGCCATACACTAATTCATTTACAGGATTTTTACTTCTCCAAACATGAACAGCATTCATATCTTTTTGTGGTACTTCATAATCAAAATTAAAATCATCTTCCACTAAAGCATCACCATCTACAACATAAAACATTTTTGTCAGTGCTTTTTTGGCGGCTTCTTTATGTGCTTGGTGTATACCTTTAATACCATGCACTCGTTGAGCAATAGGAAATCTTTCTTGCAGTATTGCAAAATTTACATCTGCATTAGGTTCTTGATATGATATAAAAAATATATCAAACATTCCTGAATCTCCTTTTCCATATTCTTGGCGTATTCAAATACACTTCTTTAAAAGTTTTACTTTGTGCTGGATTGAAAGGCTCAGCACTTAATTCTATATCATGTTGTTCTAATATTTTTTGTCCTAATTCTACACTTTCTTTATAAAAGTCAGGAGTCCTATCGTCATGCAATTCAAAATTCCAATACTGTTGAAAAAATCTATAATTGTTTGCTTTTGTGAAGTCCCAATCTGTACAACTTGTTAGATAACATCCTAATCTTGCTCCATGTATTGCGTGAATGCCGTATTCAACATCTGCACCAACTGACATCCAAACAAGCAGTCTTTGATAGTTTTGCCACCAACCATCTTTTAAATTTTGTAGTTTATTGTTTTTATCTAAAGACATTTTTACGCCTTCTCTGAATCCTGCTCTCCATGCCTGATAAGCCGAACCATTTATAAAACTTGTTGAAAAGTTTTCATTAAATTGAAAATATTTAGGATTGTGACAAAACTCAATTACGTTTTTATTTTTACCATCGTGGTTTTCATGAGTTTTCATTTCTTTTACAAATTCCTTTGTCCAACATTTTAAACTGCCATTGCCATATTGCAATCCATTTAGGTCAATTTTACCACACCAACTTAATGTGTATGTGTCATCTATTCCTAAACTATTGAAGTCTACAAGCATTGATAAAAACTCTTCATCAATCTGTGTGTCTGCATCTACTGTAATAAATCTTTGTGATTCGGATATTTCACCTGCTTTTTTATGTGCAGAATCAAATCCCTCTACACCATGTACACGTTTTGCCCATGGCACTTTCTTTTTTAAATCAGCAAAGTTTTTATCACCATTTGGTTCGTCAAAACTTAAAAACACAAAATCTATATCAGAAATTTTTAATATCATTGTGTGACCTCATATGCATAATTAAAGACTTTTCTGCAAAATATTTTTGGAACATAATCAACTGTGTGCGGTATTGTAATATTATTATCAAATAGATTTTGCAGTTTAATTCTAAAACTGTATGCTGGTATTGATGTATTGCTATCATCAGTTGCAAAGAATTCATATTCGTTATTAGCATCTACACTATTCTGCAACGATGATTTTAAATCATTGTCTATTGATATATTCCATTCCTTTTTAGTCATGTTTAAATTAAATCTAATACAAGAATCATTTGTGTTTGATTTTATTTCATACAAATTTGTATTCACTATATCTTTCTGATGTATTTCTGTATGTGTCTTGCTTTCAACAGCATTCTTAGGCACTGCTTTGTATCCATCTTTGTCTAATATAACTTTATAAAAAATATAATTTGTTTGTCCTGCATACAACTTGTCTGCAAGTTCTTTTGATATCTCTACACAATTACCTTTCTTTTCTATACTGAACTCTAGCACTTCTCCACTGTCTGGATCAAATCTAAAATAGTATTTCATTTCAGGTTTATAATTTCCGAATGTTAATGGTGGTCTCATTGTAATTGCTCCATCATTTTATCTGTAACAAAACTTTTCTCAACATAATGAAAGATTCCTTTTTGTAAAAAGTTACCTACCATAAGTTCATTTGAATTGTTAAAATTATAATCAATTACTTCTAACCAACTATCTTTTTGTGCTAACCAGTTTTGTATATTTGGTTTCATATGTGTAAAAGTTAAGAAGTTTTTTTTAGAAAACACTTGATGAGTAATGTTTTGTATTTTAATTGCAATAGCAGTGCTAACATCCATGCTACACCAACTTTGTGTATTTTTAGATGTGTATTTTTCACTGTACCAACTATAATTTTTTACCACATCTTTAAGTAATTCAAAAAACTTATGATTTTTATCTGTGCGTTTGAAATAGTACATACCACAATACACATTGGGCAAATCATTTGCCTCAAATACTTTTCTGTAAAATGTATCTTTTACTAATTCATTTCTAAATGTTTTTACTTTGTCCGTGTAAAATAATTCATAATTCGCCAATGCTTTCCACCAATGACTAATATCTTCTAGTACTAACATATCAGCATCTAGCACAATAGTTTCATCAAAGGGAGTTGCATCATATATTTTACATCTATTCTGCACTTTCCATTTAGAGTTCTTGGCTAAATCTTCTCCTGGAATATCTTTTACAATATCAAAATACTTTTTAAAATTATCAGGAACAAATATATCTGTAACAAGGCATACCTGTTCTTTAGGCATAAATTTTTTAATACTCATTGCACAGGCAGTTGCAAGTTTAAGATAATCAACATCTCCATTATCTTGGACAAAAATTAAAAATCCTCTAGTCATTTATAACCTTTTCTAGTGCTATTTTATTCATAACATGAATATTCAAATCTTTTACAGAACATTTGATTCCATCTTGCATTTCAAAAGTCCATGTGTTGTCTTTATATGAAACAATTTTATCTCTATCTGTAATATAAAACAATTTACATGGCAGTCTATTGGGCCAATTACTATCAGTAAATCCATTCATCATGTGTATAGCAATACTGAAAGCATAATCATTTCTATATGTAAGTTCTTTCAATTGATATCTAAATCTATAGAAACTCCAGTGTTGTTTGATATGATCTATTAGAGTAAACAAATTTTTTACACGTCCAACTTTTTTAAAATAAAACACTGTGGCCCAACACATTTTGATACCGGTATCACTAATGTATTTCATTTCACTGGTCATCTTAGATTCAAAGTCTATATGTTGTGCGTCATAGTTGATCAAAAAGTCTTCCTTTGTTTGAAATGCTTTTAAAAGTGTGTTATTCTCCACAATATAATCTGTATCCATTACTATTGTTTCTTCATATGGAGTTAAATCAAACACAGTGGATCTAGATTGATTACTCCACAAAACATTTTTACGGATTTCTCCATCATACATATTTCTAGTTTGTTTTGTGTTTGGATTTTCTATTTTAATGATGTTGTCAAATACATCTTGTTTAACATCTTCTGATGTTATCAAAGTGACAGGAAGTTTTAGATGTTCTTTAATTTTTTTACAACAAAATACTGCCTGTGCCACATAATCAATGGCATCATTATTGTGGGCAAATAATACAATTCCTTTTGACATTCTTAAATTTCACCTTTTTCCTTTACCAACTTATTGTATTCAACCAGATATGAATTAAGATTGCGTTGGTAAACGTCCATTATGTCATCATAAAAAATATCTATGTTTTCTATTTTTACAGGAATTTGGTAATCGTCTAGCAAAACTGTATTTTGTTTGTTTAAATTTTTTAATGCTATACAATGATTAATAAGATGTAAATCTATTGTAAATTGATGTCCTTGAGTGTAGTGAGTATTCTTTTCTAGATACTTTTCTTTTAACAATCTAAGTTGATTGTTGAACACTTTCATACGATTGGCGTAAGCCAAAGATTTTTCGAACGATTGATTCATAATTTTGTAGTGTCATTATAACGTAATTTGGGATTTTAGTCAATGAAATGAATTATAAAGTAGTACCAGAACCGCTTGAAACACCAGGTGCAGTACCAATTACATCTGTTATTGCTGTTGCACACTGAATCGTTGCTGTCAAATTGCTAACATTCTCATCTGGATTACCACCTTTTTGGTCTCTCCATGTTTGTCTGATTTTTATTAAAGAGGTACTTGCCGCATACGCCTCGATGTAATAATCGTTGGCACTGTAAGCACCTCCACCAGCATCAAAGTTTTGATATATGTACTGGTATGCTCCTGAAAGTTCATAATTTCCTAACGCACCAGATACAGAACCGCCACTGCCTGATCTTGTTGTGCTATGAGCCTTAAGGTCAACATTGCCGGCATTATTGTTAAACATATTTTGCCAACTGTTTCCTAGTGAACTTCCGTCTGACGTACTTGCTATTATTCTGATGAAGCCACCTTGGTTGAAAAAGTGTCTACGTGCATCAGCACTAGCAAAAGAAACGTCAGAAACTTGTACGATAGTTCCATTCCAACTGCCTCTGCTTCTTGTCATTGCAGTTGCAATGGATTGTTGCGTACCTGCCACAGTCAATCTGTTTGTTGAAACATTAGATGCAAGTGCTTCATATTGATCCCAACCAGTGTAATTTACACCATCTGTATCTTTTACAAGATCGCCTTGTGTTACTGCTTGTATCAATGAAGTTGCTGGATCACCACCGTTTTGGTGTTTGTAACATTTTCTTAAATCTTCATACACAGCATTAATATGACTTGCGTTGATTATGTCTCCAACATTTATTGTTGCACTTGTTAATGTTTGTCCGTAACCTGTATCACCTGCACCGTTTCCTAGTACATTGTCTACAGATTGTCTTAATGTGTTAAATCTATTTGCTGTTATTAAAGCCATTGAATTCTATTCCTACGAATTATTTATTAGTCTAAGTGCTACCTCTACAAGTTTTGTGGATTCATTTGTATCAGTTGCTAATGCAAAACCAACTAATTCTCCTTTTTTGGTAGTAGTTGCAACTCCACCATCGTCAGCAAAAACTTTGTCGCCTTTTGATACTGCACCTTTTACTTTGACTGGTACACGACCAACAAATGCAATCGCTTGACCTTCTGCATCTTTGTTCATTAAAAATCCTGGTTTTTCTGATATTACACCAAATACACTTTTGGTTTTATCATATTCAGTTGTTTCTGCGTCACCACCAATTGCCATTACTGTTCCAACTTCGTATTCTTTGTCTGTTGAATAAATCTCTGCCAAGTCAGCATAGTTGGCTGATGTTGCCACACCGTCAAAAGTATTTGCTGTAATTGTTCCTGTGCCATCTCTTAATGCCACTGTGTTGTTAACGGCTGTTGTTGCACCTAAATAAGTTTGGTTACCAAAGAATATGCCTGACGCATTGTCCGCCAAACCTTTAAAGTAATTTGCATGAACTTCATACCATTGATCATTTGAAGCACCAATATTTTTATTACCTGTGCCTGGCATAATACCATCTGCATTTACTTCAGCAATGTTTGTAACAACATTATTTGAATTTACTTTTAAACTAATTTTTGTTCCTATTTCATTTGCAATAGCACCTTCGTTACCATTTTCAATTGAAACTTTTAAATCATTTGAATCACCAACTGTAAATCCTGCATCACCAAATCTTACAATACTTGCAAAAGCACTTGAACCTGATCTGATGTAATCTGAAGCAAGGAAGCCACCTAATCTATCTGAGTTAGATGCTGTTCCCCAATATCTGTGGTCAGTTGTTGTAATACCGCTTGTTGCCGCTTGAGTGTTTACAAGTGTTAAACCTTTTTTAACAACATCAAATCCTGCGATAGTGTTGTTTGGATCTGCTGTACCAATTGTGAATTCTGTTCCGCTGAAAAGTACAACAGTTGTGTTGTTAACTTTACCTTCAATAATTAATTGGTTTGCATTTAATGAATCTTTAATTTGTCTTGTAGTGAATTGTGTTACTGATGAACCTGTGCCTTGTGGACCAACAAGTACAAAACTTGTGCCATCCCAAGCATATAATTGACTGTTTGCTGAATCCCACCAAAAGTCACCAACTGTTAATCCACCTGGAGCGGATGTGCTTACTTCTGCACCACCAGTTGTTCTAAATTTTGTACCATCATAAAACTTCAATTTGCTGTTTGATGTGTCAAACCATATCTGACCACTGATTGGTTTGCTTGGTTGACTACCACTTGCAAAGTTTTCTAATAGGTGTAAGAAGTTTTCGTTCTGTATTTCACCGTATCCAGCATAGTTTTTACCTATGAATCTTAGATTAGTTGTTTGATCCACTGTGCCATCTTGCACAGTTGCTATTAAAGTTCCATCAAATTTGTTTACAATATATGCCATAGTACCCTTGTTTCGTAATATTTATCGTCTTTACGGTATTGTTCTGTCAAACTCCCATACTCCATTGTTCACTCCAAACTGCAATATCGTAGTTGTTGGAGCAAAAGTGACCTGTCCAGTTACGCCTGTTGGGTCTGAGAAGTCTTCTACCACCTGTTTGTTTGCGTTTCCTACCACAGGTGTTCTTTCAATAGTACCACTTGCCGCATTGTAGTTGGCACCATTTAATCCTGACGCTTGTGAGTCATAGTTAATTGTTAATGACACAAAGTTAGGTGATTCTGCTGAAAATTCAGCCGACTGTACTGTGTAGTTTCCGTCTATTGTTGCAATACCACCACTAAAAGTTGTGCCTGTTAATACAACGGCTTGACCTGCTTCGTAGTAGTGTGATGCAGAACAAGTAATTTTTGTTGTTGTACCTAAACTGTTGTCTTGACTGTATGTTGTCACTGTTGAAATTGTTCTTTGTTGTATTGTAATTGTCTGATCAACAGGTGTAAAGTTTTTCAAACCTGCGAAAGGTATGCTTGGAATACTGAAACCACCACCTGTACCATAGTTCACTGCTCTTACTCTTGCCAATGCACCCTGTCCTCTTGCTGGTATTACACTGTTTGAGAAGTTAGGATTTGTTGGTCTATTAGGACTTGCCAATGTGTAACCACCTGCTGGGAATAATTTTTCTAATTCATCTCTTACATCATTGTAAGGTGATGACATATTCAATCCTGTTACGTTCATATCTAAACCTATTACAGTTGATCCATCTGTGTAACCTTTTGTTGCTACATCTGAATCATTTACTGGCGCACCTACTCCTGTAATTCTGTTGCTGTTCAATACAGTAATTGGACCATTGCTTCCTAATTGTAAATTGTTTGCGGAAGTGAACACACTTGAACCATCAACTGTTACGTCATCTACAACTAATTGTGTTAAAGTTCCAAGTATTGTTAAACCAGGGGCAGTTGTTACACTGGCACCTAGTGCCGTTTCTGTTAAAACTGTGTTTGTATTAATTTTGATTCCTTTAGTTGCGGCTAAATCTATAAATTCGGAACTTGTCCAACTGTCTGTGCCGTCTTGCCATACAAATGATTTGTCACCTTGACTTGATTTTAATATAATACCACCACCATCTACTGCGGCATCATTGCCTACATTACCATTGCTGTCGATAGCAAGTTCAATATTTTTGTCTTCTACTCTTAAATCCTGTACATCTATAGATGTTGTTGTACCTGCAACAACAAGATTACCATCAATATTAACATCTCCACCTACATCTAAAGTTTTTGTAGGAGATGCTTTGTATATTCCAACTCTGCTGTTTGTTGCATCTACTTTTAGTGCAGATAATTCTGCCGGATTTCTCACTTTAATTTCTACATCTTGTCCAGTTAATTGGTTAGCAATAGTAAACGCATTGTTTGTAAATTGTAATTTTGTATTGTTGTTTAGACCAACGGTTAAACCTGCGTTGTTTTGTATTGTTAATGAACCAACAGTTGTATCATCACCATCAGATACTAGATAACTGTCAGCATTTCTAATTGTTCCATTACCATCAACAAGTGCTTCGGCAACTGTTGCTGTTCCAATGTATTTGTAGTCTGTACCTACAGTATTAAAACCTTTTTTGATTTCACCATTTGGATTAGAACTTGAAACAAGTTCTGTAATTCTACCTGTTGCGACTGGAGTAAATTGTGCATTTGAGTGAACACCTACTAAACTGCCTGCAACAAACATTTTAATAACGTGTTGCGTAACGTTTTGAGTGTCTAATAAACTTACAACTTCGAAACCTGAAGTTCCTTGTGCATTAGAATAAACTGGACCAACTAATTTTAAATTCGTTCCATCAAAGAAATAAAGTTGGCTAGTTTCATTATTAATCCATATATCACCTGCAACCATGTTAGGTTGGGTGTTAGATACAGTTGTACCACCTGAAGCAACAAAAGCCGATCCGTTATATACTTTCAATCTATTTTCAGTTGTGTCAAACCATAATTGACCTCTTAACGGATTAATTGGTGCTGTTGCGTTTGAAAAATTTTCTAAAAGTTGTATAAAGTTTTCATTTAGGACTTCACCAAAACCAGAATAGTTTCTTCCTATAAGTGTTAAATCACTGGAAGTAGTATCTAATTGACCATCAACTAGATCAACAAGTAAACTACCATCTGTTTTGTTTAGTTTATAACTCATTAAATGCCTCCAGTATAAATTATATAATTCAATGTGATGTAAGGATTCATTACATCCATTTGTTGTCCTATTGTGCCACTGATTCCACCTGAATTAGGTAATTGTTGAGCACCTGTTGTATTTGTTAAATCCGGTCCATCTCTAGTTGTAACTTCATTGTCTGTTGATGCACCTGCTATCATTCTTGAACCAAAGAATTGATCACCATTGTTTGCTCTCATATTGTGTTCGTGATCTGGTAAGTTTTCTTTTGTAATTGTTTTCTTCTCATCACCTGCACCTTGACCTAAATTATCTGCCGCTACCGCTGTAACTCTATCTGCTGAACCTTGTCCTAAGCCTGGATTAGACATATTGTCTTTACCTAATGGGAATCTTCCACGTAAGTCAGGTAATTTAAACACAGCAGAACTTGTAGGAGTTCCGTATTGTGTGCCTAATACACCATAAAGTGTGCTATACACCGCTCTACTAATTTCTGCACCATCGCACATTAACCAGTTAGCAGGAGCAGTTGCACCAGCAAATAATGTTATTGAACCTACTGGTGGTGTTGGAATAGTACTTACAATATTACCAACAGTAGTTTTAAAAATTCCTGCTGTACCTTGTGATCTATTAATTATTAATTCATCACTTACTTGACTTGTTGTCGTTAATGTTTGATTACCAATAAATGCATTGCTTATACTTGTATTAAAAGTTTTAGATGTACCACCTGTTTGTCCATCAAATGTAAAACTAGTTGCTGTAACATCTCCGGTCAAATTAAATGTTGTTGCTTGAGTTAATTTGTTAGATGATCCTGCTGTACCTGATACTGTTCCACTTACGTTTCCTGTTAAATTTCCTACAAAAGTGTTTGCATAAACATTGCCGTATTGATTATTTGTAGAACCTAGGTTGTGTATATTGTTTACAGAAGGTGATATGTTGTTTGCAATTAAATTACCTGCAATACTTGTATCATTTCCAACAAATAATTTTTTAGCAACACCTAAACCACCTTTTACTACAAGTGATCCTGAACCAATATTAGTTGCATCAGTTGTATCATTTGCTGTAACAATACCGTCTGCTGATAAAGTGCCTGCTACATCTAACACAGCAGTTGGATTAGTCTTCATTACACCAACTTGTCCTGCAGAACTTAATCTCATTACAGTAGTTGTTGAACCTTGATTGTTTAATCTGAAATCTATTTCTTCATCTAGAGTGCCTAATTGAATTATACCTGCTTGTTGTTCAACAAACATTTTAAATGATCCTGCGGCACCTACTTCTATACCATCATCTGTTTTAACTTTAATTGGAAAATCTGTTAATGAAGTTGTATCTGCTCTTAAAAAATTTCCTGCCGCAACTGTTGTACTTCCAACAACAAGAGCGTCTGCTTTTTCGGCTGTGCCATAAAATTTACCAACACCGTCGCCTTTAATATTTGCTATACTTAAATTTATTCCTGGACGCAGTTGTGAAAAACCAGGTATTGTAATTTTTGGAGTAAATGAATCTGTTGCAATTATTGCCGCTGTTTGAGCCGCAACTTCTAATTTTATGATTGTGTAATCTAAATCATCAGTTCCTTTGATTGTTGTAGGTGTTGCACCTGTTGTCAATCCTGAACTGTATTGTGGACCTACTAAAATCCAACCTGATCCTGTGAATAGATATAATTGTTGTTGATCTGTATCAACCCATAAATCACCTGTAATACTTTCTGAAGCACTTGGTTGATTAATGGCTTTTTTAAGTCCGCCTGATGCTACCCATGTTGTACCATCATAAATTTTTAATTGGTTTACACCTGCTGTTGTATCAAACCAAGTTTGACCTTGAATTGGTCTTAATGGAGCCGTGCTGTTAGCAAAATTTTCTAATACGTGTAGAAAATTCTCTGCTATAATTGTACCATATGATGTTGTGTTTTTTCCAGGAAACTGTAAACTTGTTTGACTGTTCACTGTGTTGTCTTCGACAGTGATAGTACCTTTGTTTACTGCATCAGAAAAACTTATGGTATATGACATCTATTACCCCTCGTTAAAACCTGTCAAACTTTGTACTCTAACAGTGTAATCTATTTGCACTAATCTGTTTAAACTTTTTTGTACAGGATGAAATACTACGTGTGTTAAAAGTTTACCTGTGCCACTTGGCGAATAACTTACAAGTCCTAATTCATCAAACACATATAAACTGTTTGCCTGCGATGCTTGGTCTACTGCATCTTGTCCGTTTGGCTCACCGTAATCTAAAAGACAAGTTACAAGAACATCTGTATAATTTGTTCCGTTTACGTGTCTTGTTTCTATTTTGTTTCTTTGAGGATCTAAGTTTGTAACACTTCTATCGTCAACAACTTTGCTGTATGTCTGATTGTACAGACTTGCATTTGTACCAGTACTGTTAGGAGTCAAATATGTAAT